CAAGAATCCCGTACCGAAAGCCGCACCTTTCTCCCTTTTGTAATAGATGTGGACGATGTCCTCTGACTTGAAGCCGACAGTTGCGTCACTTCCCGAAACTTCTTGCTGCCAACGTTTGACTGTGCCATTCTTGTCCCTTTGGACGCTCATGGAAGTCACGTTAAGGCAGAAGTAACCTGCGACGGGATTTGAGCCGTTCAGTCCGGTCACCTTAGAGGAAGGAGGAAGCACGGATGCATCTTTGGCTCTAGCCTTTGCGATAATAGCGTTACCGTACTTCACAACGTCCTCTGCAATGTCGATCAGCAACTGACTGGTTGGGACGCCGGTAGCTTCCGCCATGTATTCCATACGCAAACGCAAGTAGTCCACGACATTCGTGTCTTTGCCAAAGAAGTCGTATCCTTCTTTAAAGATCTGATCCACATACTTGTCAATCCCTTGACGGATATAGGAGTCAGTGTTGTAACCGTTGTAAACAGCTGTCAGGTCGAAATCGGGGGGCTCAAACTCCGTAGTGTTTGTTGTGTCCCCCATTCGCAACCCGATCTTTTTGACTAAGCCGGTGACAAGCTGACGAGAACCCGATGCATCGCGCACCTGCGACGGCGTGTCTTCTCCGGTTAGAAAGTCACTGAAGAATGTCCGCGCAGCCCAAAGCTTGATTCGATTCACTGGTTCACCTTGCCTTTGTCATGTTTGCCTGTTTTTACAGGCAGCCATCTTAGTTCGTAGTGTCTTCATCCATAAAGCCGGTTCCGGCAGTTGGGTTGTTCACGATACCCGCAGCCACAAGGACTGCTAGGAACGCGTTGGCCAACTGATCAAAGTCGTCCTGAACAAGTTCCACACCGAATGCCTTCGCTACGAGAGGAGCAAGAGCAATGAGGGATATCCAGAATGCTTTGTTCTTCATTCTTTTTTTCAGCACATTTTTCATAAGATCTCTCCTTTTCACTAGACGTTCAGGTAGTCGCTATGGACAAACCCGCCGTTATCTCCAAAGTAGATATTCCACCAAGTGCCAATCTTCTTACCAAGACGAACTTTCTCGCCCTTCTTGAGTTGACCGACGATCTTAGCTGATGTATTGCCTCTGGCACGAACATTCAAGACGTCCGCGTTCACCGTGCCCCACACCTCTTTCTCTGCCGCTTTCACGGGAGAAACCGATGCAGTTCCCACTTTCAGGTATGAACCGTGAACGAATCCACCGCTATCCCCGAAGTAGATGTTCCACCAGTCACCATGTTTGCTACCAAGCTGAATTTTCTGTTCGCCTTGTAACTGACCGATGACAGCGTAGCTTGTGGAAGGACCTTGACGGACGTTAAGATTCTCGCCTTTCGGCAGATTCACGACCGCATAGCCGCTTCCTACAGTTGCTGCCGAAACTACTTTGACTTCTTCTTTCAGCTTCAAGATCTGTCCTGCTTTGATGAGGTTTCCGGTCAAGCCGTTGATCAACCGTAGAGAACCTACAGAGACCTTCGTTTTGGTTGCTATCCCGAAAAGCGTGTCACCTTGCTGAACCGTGTATGTGCTGCCAGATGGTGTCGGAGTTGACACATTAGAAGCTCCCGTACTGCCGGATTGAAGTTCTTTGATACGAGCTTTCAATCGCTTCTTGAAGGCGGCCCACTTTGCTTCGTCAATGTACATGATCGGACAAATCTTGCCCGTCACGTCGAAGTGACGAATGAGTGCAACGTCTGGCGCTCCCATTTCAATAGCTTTCTTGGCTGCGAAATCAATCGTATTCTCGACAGTCTGCTCCCAGTCATTGTCTGTGTTAACGCACATCTCGAATCCGACTGTAAAATCATTCGGACGCGTTGCGCCGCTAAGTGCGAAGGTGGACTTGGCATAAGCTGTGTACTTCGTACCGCCTGCGTGCCAAGATACCCAGCCTGCTTCAATGCACTCCACTACTTCAGAGTCGTCAATGTTGTAATTGGCGGAAGCTCCGATTGCGGGGTGGTTCTGGAAGTAGTTCCGGTTTGCGCGGGCATTTGCGCCTTTGCTGTAGTTCGCGGTGTAGTGGAAGACGAACGCTTTCAGTGACTTGATTTTGCGCTTTGGATTGTTGTTGGTGATAGGCATTTTGATAATTGCATACATGTACCTGGACCCCTTTCCTCGGCCAAAGGTGTCGGAAATGACACCTTTCAGCCATTATAGCATACTGCTTTTTGCAGTGCAAAACAGCCTCCGTTGAGCGAATGATCGCCCTTCCGCTCTGACCCCTCTAAGAGAGAGCATAAGCGAATAGGAGGCGTCCAACTCCCTACAACTTCAATATACGCAAAGTTCATTCGGATTGTTACACAAGCGATCCATAAATCTTCCTGTAATAATCCTTCTCCTCTAACGTCTTCAGGTAACTGTCACGGTATATCGTCTGGGAAATGGATGCTTTCGTAAGTTCCACCATCTCAGTCAGCAGCCCTTCTCTTGCGACAGAAACGGCCTTGCTTAGGATACCGGAGCGTTGCAGAGAGGCGTGATCGAGCGTGTCCTTCGCAAGCAACATGCGGTTTACTTCGTTTCGTTTTTCGACCAGCTGATAGATGGACCGAGGTAAAACTTGCTGCTTCGTCTGGCGGGCGACACCCTCTTGGTCGGACAAGTTCTTTTCGTTCACATCCCGGAAGAGCGTAACGATTGTATCATCCACGGCCAGAGTCTTTGTTACGGGCGAGTAAAACGAGGCGTCCGTTACAAGAGAAGCTAGCTCCTTCGTGTAACTGGAGAGAACTTGACTGTATCCGGTTATCGTCTTACCTAGAACCGCATCCACGCTCAACGCAAGATAGTTAACCTTGGGGCTGTCTTCTTCTTTCTCGAACTCCAGGAGGCGACTCTCGTATGCCTGATCCTTTGCTACCGCCTGCTCCTTGGTGATGTTCTCGTCACCATAAAAGAGCGTTGACTGGATTCGTTTCAACTCCCGCAATTCCTTTACGGCTCCAAAAATCGCTTGATGGGCTTCAACTGCCGTCTTGCCTTCGATGTTGTCCCTGTGCGCTTCCACGTAAGGGATGGCTGATGCGAGATCACCTTGCGAAAGAGCTGTTTTGTAGGATTCAAAGGACATCCCTTCAATCGAATCGTCTGCTAAAGTTTTGGCCAGAAAGGAGAGGATCGTTTCAGCGTCATCGAGCGTGCTCATCAGAGCCATCAATGTACTGGACGGTTTGTTCTGTAAAAAGGATGCCAGAGCGCTTGTTGCTTTGGATGCAACTTCTTCCGGAGAAGATGCCGTGTCCGTTCTCACGCTCTTTTGCTGTTCCAGTGACGGCCTGTAGGCGATCACCTCAGCATCTTGAAATAATTGTCTGTCCACAGTACCTCTCCTTAGAAGCTTGCACGGGCAAACCCGCGAGCCTGTCTTTGTTCTCTTGCGACATGATTCTTACCTCTTCCCGCGATCGTTCCAACATAAGCGTCTTGCCCACCTGCTTTAAACATCTGGGCCGGTTTTTGCTTGGTTTCGATTGACCTTGTTCGGATGTTATCTTGCTGTGCCAGTCCATCGAAGAACATGACTTTTGTCGCAATCACCTGACGCAAGAGTTCGCCGTACTTCTGTTCGAAGATCAACAGGCATAGGTTCATGGCGTCAATGGCGTGTTCGTTGTCGGATGAGAATGTCGGCAGCCCGTTTGTCGAGATGGACTGGATGCGGTAGCCTTCTAACTGCTCCGTCATCGTGCGGTCATTCGGATTCAGGATGATCTTGTTCTTCTCGAACAGGTTGACGGAATTGTTTACCATGAACGGCTTCATGGCTTTCTTGTCTTTCTTCATCGTGTAAGGGTCACGAACCTCGATCTTTTCAGAGAACTGATAGCCGACAACCTTCTCGGCCAGACCTGTGTTCGGGTTCTCGATCCCGTGCTTATGAAGCAATTCCAGTTGTGTCTCTCCGTACCCTCGGTCAACCGCAATCCAGTCAAAGTCGAACTGTTGGTTCAGCTCAATGATCTTGTTGATGGCATTGACGTAAGTGAACTCGGAACGGGGAATCTCAACCCTAAAGAGCACCTTGAACGTAGGCATTAGGCGGCCTTCTTTATCTCGATGATACTTGTCCAACTGAACACAGACCATATTGGTAGCGGCCGAGTACTTGTCCCAGTCCACGCCCAGAATTCTTGGACCTGTACGAGGAAGGCGAATGAATTCGTCAATCTCATTAGGTGTTAAGTCAAGGATGTATTTGTGATCAATACGACGACCCTCTTCGATAGCAGCCTCGATGTATTTCTTCTGATAAACGCCCATCTCTTCTTCACCGAACTCTGCCATAACCTCTTGCAGGTATCTCATTTCCGATAACTCGTCCTTGATGTCCTGTAGGTAAGTCTGCTCTGTATCCGGGTTCTGTTTCAGCAACTCTCTGTTTACGACAGAAGGCGCGCAGATCTCTATCCAACCATTTCCACGCTTGTTCTCTTGTATCTGGTAGCCATTGAACTCGAAGTTGTCGATGTCCTTTTTCAGAGGAGCATACTTAACCGAGGCATTCGTACACCAACGATAATACTCTTCGTGTTTCCCTGAAGGCGTGGATGCGGCGATAACTTTGATTCGCTCCGGTGCCTCGTTTCGGATATTGATGATGTTGGTCAGGTTTGCGGATCCGATATAGTCGGCTTCGTCAAAGATAATGACATCGGCACGAAGTCCACGGGTATTAGCTGCACCTGAACCGGAACCTGCTCCTGCTGTGATACCTGTAATCTTGGCACCATTGGAAAGCTGAATGCGGTGATACACGTTACGGGACACCATGTCTTGCAACAAAGGTGAGCCGGCAATCAGTTGTTTGAGGCGGTCGAAAATCAGATCCACCTGTGTTTCGTATGGCCCGATAACCAGAACGTCGTACTGCTCATTGGGTCCTTTGTTGATTTGAGTGTAAGCATACCAGAGCATCAGCACGCACATCGTATCTGTCTTCCCAAGACGCCGACCCAAACGAAGAACAATCTTCTTCCCCTTTTTCGCATTGGCCATGATCGACAGCTGATAATCCCGCGCTTCCCAATCCAGATAGACTTTCGCCCATAGCGTCGGATTGTTGACGACAATGAACTCCAGAGCCTCTGCTCGAGAAACACCTGTCTGCGTAACGACATGGCACAGGCGAGGGATGATACTCTTGTCGAGATGCTGAATCTCCTTGATTACTACATCAATCTGCTTGTCATCCAGTTGACTAATACTATAGGCAGCTTTTACGGCCATTAACCTAGCCCCCTATAGTAGGAACGCGCTTCGCTCCCCAACACAGAGCGAGCATTCATCCCATTCTGTTGGATTGCCTGAAGTCCTCGTTGCCTCATCGTTGCAGCGTTACTGGAGTCACGGAAGTTTCCACCGAAATTAGCCTTGTAATGTCTGGACTGTGTGGCGGCTGTTTCTCTTCCTGCTGCATTTACGGCACCAAAAGCGGCACCGGCAATATCTTTCGCCATAAAAGCGAATCCTACCGGGCCGGGGAGAAGCTCAAATAGAGCATACTCTCCGACTGCTTTTCCGATAGAATAGGCGGCCCCGTGTCCTTGGCTCTTGGAGTCCTTGTAGGATGCGACTCCGCCGAGTATATTCCCTCCTTCAAAGAGGGCTGTTTTTACAAAACCCATCGGGCGTCACCTCGTTATCTTAGATTATGCAGAGCAAAGACCAAGTCTCCCTCTGCTCCGTATGTGTTTCGTGTTACTTTTTTGAACATCCGATCCTGTTCCTCTTGAAAGGCTTTCGGGTCCGTCTCGGCTAGTTGCATCGGTTTGTCCAACAGAGGGGAACGCGTGAAGCTGACCATGTTCGCAAGTTCGTCCGACTGAATCGTTCCAAGCTTGTTCCTGTTCTGGGTACGGAGCGCTTCAGGGATCACCGTCGCGGCAGTAGATACACCAATCGCCGTAGCTGCGACGGGAGTCGAGAAGCGGTACGGAATGACCTTCTGAAAGACGCTCTCGGCTCCGTCCATCGCCTCGTCATCGAGTTTAGTGAACGCCTTTCCGAGAACCTTTTTAGCAAACC